CTGATAGTGGATGAGGCCGCATTCATTGAAAACATTGGAGAAATATGGGCATCAGCACAACAAACACTAGCAACGGGTGGTGGAGCAATAGTACTCTCAACCCCTTATGGAACTGGAAACTGGTTCCACCAGACATGGGTGAGAGCGGAAGCTCAGGAGAACGACTTTTTACCTATCAAGTTACCTTGGTACGTACACCCTGAACGAGACGAGAACTGGAGAAAACGACAAGATGAACTTCTAGGTGATCCTAGAATGGCCGCACAGGAATGTGACTGTGACTTCTCAACCTCGGGTGAAACAGTATTCTACCCAGAATGGATTGAATTTATCTCGCAAACTACCATTAAAGAACCGGTTGAAAGACGCGGAGCAGATAAAAACTTATGGGTTTGGGAACCTGCCTCTTATACGCGAGATTATATGGTAGTAGCCGACGTGGCTAGAGGTGATGGTAGAGACTTCTCAGCTTGTCACGTAATGGATATTGAAACAAATACCCAAGTAGCCGAATATAAAGGACAATTATCACCAAAAGAATTTGGACACTTTCTTGTAGGCCTAGCCTCAGAGTATAATAATGCACTTTTAGTAGTAGAAAACGCTTCAGTGGGGTGGGCAACTATTGAAACAATTATAGAACGTGGCTATCAAAACTTTTATCAGTCACCTAAGAGTGATCAATTAACAGCTGATTCGTATTTTAACCGATATGAATTTAGTAGCAATTTAACCCCTGGTTTTACAATGTCTTTAAAAACCAGACCTTTAGTAGTAAATAAATTTAGAGAATATGTTGGAGATCGTTCTGTAACAATTCAATCAAAACGTTTACTAGAAGAAATGAAAGTATTCATTTGGAAAAACGGTAGACCAGAAGCACAAGGTGGGTACAATGATGATTTAGTAATGTCTTTTGGTATAGGAATGTTTTTAAGAGATACTTCACTTAAATTCCAACAACAAGGTTTAGATATGACTCGTGCTGCTTTAGGTAACATGACAAAAACCCAAGGAGGAGTATATTCAGGTAATGCTATCCAAAATCCTTATACACAAAAAATAGGAAATCAACAAGAAGACCTCCGTTGGCTTCTTTGATATTTATGATAATAAAATAAACAATGGCTGATACTAGTATATTTTCAAGGCTAAGAAGACTCTTTTCAACTGATGTAGTCATCAGAAATGAAGGGGGGAGTCAACTTAAAGTAGTTGATACAGACCATATTCAAACTAGTGGTGAATTTCAAACTAACTCATTAGTAGACAGATTTGGCAAAATCTATACAAACCCAGCCGCTACATCTCTTTTAGGTCAGCAATTTAACTTACAATACCAGTATCTTAGAACTTACTTATATAGTGATTACGATACAATGGATACTGATGCTATTGTTGCCTCTGCACTTGATATTATAGCTGACGAATGTACTTTAAAAAATGATATGGGTGAAGTACTTCAAATTAGAAGTAGTGATGATGATATTCAAAAAATTCTTTATAATTTATTTTATGATGTACTTAATATCGAATTTAATCTTTGGTCTTGGGTTCGTCAAATGTGTAAGTATGGTGACTTCTTTATCAAATTAGAAATTGCAGAAAAATATGGTGTCTATAACGTAATTCCTTACACAGCATACCACATTCAAAGACGCGAAAACTTTGATATGGCCAACCCTTCCAAAGTACAATTCTTATATTCACCTGATGGATATTATACTGGTGGCTCAGGTTACTACCAAACTCCTAATACTAAACCCTCAGAAAATCAAATTGTATTTGATAATTATGAAATGGCTCACTTCCGTTTATTAACTGATGTTAACTATCTTCCTTATGGCCGTTCATATCTAGAACCAGCTCGTCGTCTATTTAAACAATATATTCTGATGGAAGACGCGATGCTTATCCATAGAATTGCCCGTGCCCCAGAAAAACGTATTTTTTATGTTAACGTAGGTAATATTCCACCTCAAGAAGTTGATGCATTTATGCAAAAGACTATTCAAACAATGAAAAAAACTCCATTGATGGACGAAAAAACAGGTGAATATAACTTAAAGTATAATATGCAAAACCTACTTGAGGATTTCTATATCCCAGTAAGAGGAAATGATCAAACAACTAAAATTGATACTACAAAAGGTCTAGAATATAACGGTATCGAAGACGTAGCTTATCTGAGAGATAAACTATTTGCTGCTCTTAAGGTACCTAAAGCCTTTATGGGTTACGAAAAAGACTTAACAGGTAAAGCTACATTAGCTGCTGAAGATATTCGTTTTGCTCGCACAATTGATCGTATTCAAAGAATTTTTATTTCTGAGCTTTACAAAATTGCTTTAGTACATCTTTATACACAAGGGTACGATGGGGAACAATTGACAAATTTTGAACTTAAGTTAACTACCCCTTCAATTATAGCCGAACAAGAAAAAATTGCTCTATTAACTCAAAAAGTTGAACTAGCTAAACAAATGCTTGAGTCTAAAATTATCCCAACTGACTGGATTTATGATAACGTATTCCAGTTTAGCCAGGACCAATACGATGAGTATAGAGATTTGATTATCCAAGACCAAAAACGTGCCTTTAGAAATACTCAAATTGCAGAAGAAGGTAACGATCCAGTTGAAACAGGTCGCTCATACGGAACACCACACGATTTAGCTTCACTTTACGGTAGAGAAAGATATCAAGATAATTCATTACCTGATGGGTATGATGAAGATAAACCACTAGGCCGTCCTAAAGAAAAAGCAACTAATACTAATACTCAAGATAACGCGTTTGGACGTGATCGTTTAGGCAGAAAAGATATGAAAGTAGATGATACCGAAGTGTCTATTAAAACTAATTTTAAAGGTGGTTCACCTCTAGCATTAGAAACTACTAAAATTGAATACGCTAAAAATAAAACTTTATTAGAAGGTCTTCAAAAGAAGCTTGTATTTGAACAAGATAAAGCTAAAGAATCGCTGTTAGATGAATCTAACTTGACTGATTAAATATCTCAATATATTTATAATAAATCCTAATAGGAATGAATATTAAACATTCAAAATATAAAAATACGGGAATCCTATTCGAATTACTTGTTCGCCAGGTAACATCCGATACCCTTAACGGTGGTCAATCTCCCGCATTAAATATTATTAAGAAATTTTTTGTAAAAAGTGAATTAGGTAAAGAACTCAAATTATACGAGTCATTAACTAAAAGTAAAAAATTAAACGAATCTCGTTCAAATTTACTTATCCAAACCCTATTAGAATCAGCTAATAAGCTTAATAGAAAAACGCTTAAAAGAGAAAAATATAATCTTATTAACGAGATTAAAAAGTACTATAATTTAGATGAGTTTTTTAAAACAAAACTTCCTAACTATAAAACACAAGCAGCTTTTTATACTTTAGTTGAAGCACAAAATTCATCTGAATTAGTTAGTCCTGATCAGATTGTATCTAATAAGTATACTATCCTAGAACACTTAACCCTAGGCCCTGTAAATCAGGAAAAAGTAAAAGATGAAGTTCTTCAAGAATTTCAAACATACGATAAGGACATAAGAATGTTAACTTATAAAATTCTATTAGAGAAATTTAACGGTAAATATTCAGACTTATACGAATCACAAAAAGAAGTACTTAAAGAATTTATTACTTCAGTTGATTCAACCCCAAAACTAAGAACATTCTATAATAATAGAATTCAGATGTTAAAAGAAGAACTAGGAGTTCTTTGTAAAAATATTACAGATAAAGCTGTACAAATCAAATTACATGAGGTATTACCTCTTATCGTTGAGATAGACAAAACCCAACCTATCAAAAACGAAAATATAGTTGACTTACTCCAATACTGCGAACTCGTAGAAGAACTTAAAGCAGCCAATGGATCAACTATTAAATAAAATCCGCGAAGTAGCAAGGGGAAGAAAATTCATCCTTAAACCCACACCTGGTGGTGAGGAAGAATTTGAATCAGATGTAATATACGTTCCTGATTTTGAAATCCTTTTAAAGGATATTAATCGTGCTTTAGATACACTTAGAACAATTGCTACGGATCCTGAAGTAATTAAAGATCCTAAATTCGGAGAAATTTATAATCAATTTAGAATTTTAAGAAATACTCTTAGAACTCATATGAGAAAAAATTATCCAACTGAATACCAAAAAATTAAAGGTATGTTTGAAATGTCTGGCACAGGCGGTGGTGCTGGTGCTGGTTCATTTTCTCCTGGAGCAGGATCTCAATACGCTACTCCATTTGCTTTTAGATTAGCTCCTAAAATGAAAAAGCTAGGTGAAACTAGTCCTGGTGCTTCATTAGGTAAAGGACCCAAAGCAGGAGCTACAGGAGTAAAAAACAACTACTATACTAAAGCTTTTGGATTTAAACCTGTTAATAGTAAAAAATTAGCAGCTCAATCTAAAGCAATAGATACTAAAT